ATCTTCTACACTAACGAAACACCACACAAGTGAAAGATAACACCATGAGTATTGAGATTGAAATGCACCTTCGTGAGATGGGTATCCTGCCAGCTAATATCTTTGATGAGATGGAACAAGTGTGTGCCTCATTGCAAGATCACCGTATGCGTATGACTAAGGGGTTCTATGATGACCCCCGTGATGGAAATAATGATGTGCCATTCTAGGTATTATGAAAGGACAGACCGATGAGTGACGCACCAGAACGGATTTGGGCCTATGGTCGAACCGGATATTCGATTGAAGATGGAACGTGGGATAATTCAGAAAAACCAAATTGCTCGCAGGACTGGCCGCACGAAAAATACATTCGCGCCGATCTTGTTGACGCCATCATCGCTGCGGCGCAGGCCGTCATTGACAGATGGGACAGCCCAGATTGGACAGACGAAAAGCACACGGCAGATTATATCAACGTATTGCGCCGCGCCCTAAACACCCCCGAAACCCGCGCCGAGATACTGGCGGACGCTATGAAAGGACAGAACCAATGTTGACACAAAATCACGCCGAACTGACGCTTGAGGTCGCAAAGCACCTTGAGGCAGACGCATTGATCAAGGGCGAGTATTGGGACGGCTCAAAGGGCTGTTTCATTGGGTGCCTGACGCATTCAAGCGACCCAGCGCCAGCTTTTGAGCGTTTCGGCCTTCCTGAATCACTTTTGGGGCTTTGCGAAAACATCTTTGAAGCCTTGCCGGAGGACGAGGGGCGGACGTTTTTCGCGGCTTTACCCAACGCAGTAGGGTGCGATGGTAAAGACCTGTCGCTGGTACACTTTGCTTTTTTGGCTGCTGAATTGCGAGCCTTGCCGCCGCAGACGGGAGATGTAAAAAAAGCTGTGGATCGCGTCATTGCGGGCATGGACTTGCTGGCGTCCGGTGGTAGGTGGCCAAAAGCCGCCTCCTATGCCGCCAGTGCCGCCGCCTATGCCGCCTATGCCGCCGCCTCCGCCGCCTCCAGTGCCTCCTATGCCGCCAGTGCCGCCTACTATGCCGCCAGTGCCGCCTACTATGCCTACTATGCCGCCAGTGCCGCCTACTATGCCGCCGATGCCGCCAGTGCCTCCTATGCCGCCGATGCCGCCTACTATGCCGCCAGTGCCTCCTATGCCGCCGATGCCGCCTACTATGCCGCCAGTGCCGCCGCCGATGCCGCCTCTGCCGATGCCGCCTCTGCCGATGCCGCCCGCATCCGCCAGCGCGACACGTTGATTTCACTGATTTCCAGCGCACCTATGGGAGTAAACAAATGACTAATTTTGACTTTGGCAATGGCCCTGTGGCTGCTCATAAACACCTAAATGGTGGAGGTTGGGTAGCGGACACGGCAACAGTACTTGAGACTGTGTATGTAGGTCTATATGCTCGGGTCTATGGCGATGCTCAGGTCTATGGCGACGCTCGGGTCTATGGCGACGCTTGCGTCTCTGGCAATGCTCAGGTCTGTGACAATGCTCAGGTCTGTGACAATGCTCAGGTCTATGGCGACGCTTGCGTCTCTGGCAATGCTCGGGTCTGTGACAATGCTCAGGTCTATGGCGATGCTCGGGTTTCTGGCGACGCTTGCGTCTATGGCGATGCTCAGGTCTATGACAAGGCTCAGGTCAAACGAGGGCAATACACTAGCACCCCTACATCAATTAGTAGAAGCGATAGTTATACATTTACTTTGCAGTCGGATGGGTCAGTTGTGGCAGGTTGCAGAGACTTCACACCTGAGCAAGCAGATGCTCATTGGGGGGAACCAAGCCATTACATGCACGATGAAAGTTGGGCTATTATACAGGCATTGAGGTCGGTATCAGCGGCTAGAGCTAAAGTTATGGAAGGAGAAACAACATGACTGACGAATTAGCAATGCTTATAGTCACTGATGTGAAAGAAAACGAGGATGGTTCAGCAACCTACACCTTCGACATTGATGACATCTCAAGTAAGAAGATCACAGAGCTGGGGCTAGAGTTTATCTTGACCTGTGCTGCATACGGACTAGACATAGCTGACGCCTTGAAGGTCTTGGCTGACTATGGTAAGTCTATTGAAGGTCCATACACAACAGAAGAAGTAGAGGAGTTACTAAATGAAAACCCTTAAAGAGAAGTTAGTTGAGAGACTGATCGAAGGTAGTGATGACCTCTTCACAGAGTTTGTCGTGGTAGGATTAGAAGAGAGCCTTACGGTCATCACAAATGAGATTCACCGTCTGGTGAGTAAGCCCAAGATCAGTGACATCGAACACACTGACCTCAACTCTTTGTATCACGATGGCAAAGCCACTATCACAGTGCTGCAATACTACACTGCTGGTGACTATCTTGAGGATCGTAAGTTAATTAACAGTGCATGGGATAGGCTGATGAGTGAGGTATTCTGATGAACAGTCACTGGCATTACCAACTAATGGACCACAAAGATGGTACTTATGGTATCCACGAGTACTACCCTATGTCAGGTAGGGATGGTTGGACCAATGAACCTATCAGTATTTACGGGGACTCTATTCAGGAAATAGTATGGATGCTAAAGACTATACTAAGCGATATTGAGAAACATGGAGTAAAAGATTATGACACAGATCAAAGCCACACTGATTGACCATATGGGGTCAGACCTTTCAACTGTAAACGCAGCACGAGTGTCCTTCGGTAAGACATCAGAGATGGAGATTAGCGACCCCTTCGGCCCACCTAAACTGAAAGACAAAGACGCAAAGCTGATCCGGTATCTAGCCAAGCATAAGCACCTGTCACCCTTTGGTCACGCCTTTGCTAGCTTCCATGTGAAGGCTCCTATCTTTGTGGCACGTCAACTAGTGAAGCATAAGTTTCTAAGATTTAATGAGGTGTCACGCAGGTATGTTACGTCTGAACCAGAATTTTACACTCCAGATAGTTGGCGTAAGATGGCAGAGAATGTTAAGCAAGGCTCTTCTAAAGAACAAATGCTAATCTCTGGGGTAAAGGTGTGTAAGTACTGCCATAGTGAGCTGGAGTTTTTGCGTAAGGAGGACGAAAAAATGAAGGTGTTTTGCTCTAGTAGCTGCCAAGGCTCTTTCTATAGGAAGCACACAGATAGAGGTTGGGCGACAGCCAAGCACTCTAGCCTGCGAGAGTCTGCACTTAAGCGTGACATAAGTTTTGACTTGGCAGTTGAAGATATTATGGAAATAGGTCGCCCAAAGGTCTGTAAGTATTTGGAGATTGAGTTGGATTACACGGCCACCAAAATCCTCCCTAACTCACCCTCTGTAAATCGTATTAACCCAACACTGGGTTATGTAAAAGGAAACATTGAGGTTATCAGTAACAAAGCAAACTCAATGCTTTTGAATGCAACAAGTGAAGAGTTAAAAAAGTTTATAAAAAATGTGGGGTTGACACAGTTTGGGGTGTTTACTGATACTGCTGACTCTGTGGATGGGTTCTACGACGAAATGAAAACGCTTTATGGACGTCTCATTGAGGGGGGTATGTGTGCCGAGCAAGCAAGAATGTTTATGCCAACGTCCCAGATGACTGAATTTTACTGGTCAGGTTCACTTGATGCCTTTGCTTCCATGTGTCGCCTACGCTGTGCCTCTGACACTCAATATGAGAGCCGTGTGGTGGCCGATCAGATCAGCAAGGTGATGGGTGACCTGTTCCCTGTAAGCTGGCCTGCACTGATGGGAGAATGACTATGACACTAGATGAAATATCGGAGGTCTTACGTTCATGTCCAGATGTCACTCTTTATGATGTCGCGTATATGATCCGTAAACGACAAGAAGAACTGTCACAAGAGGGAGAGGTTGATGACTGACGATGAACTACACATCTTGTGCAAGAGTTTGGCTAATCGCTATCGTAGTAAGGACCAGTATGAAGACTTAGTGAGCGAGGGTATGCTTGCCTGTTATGAGTGTCGTGAAGCTGGTAAGACTAATAAGTCCGACCTTGTAGGTGCGGCTCGTAGGGCAATGAATGACTATGTGAACATCAAGGTCAAGGCAGTGTCTATCCCCTGCACATGGGCCTCTAGGGCGGCTTCTAATGCCATCTCTGGGGGTGACGGTCTAGATAACCTCAGTGGGGTCTCTGACGTCACCCTATGCAGTCTGATGGATGCTGTATCGAACAAGACTGAATCTCTTGACAACGACACCATCTTCACAGATGACCATGCCATTGCCTATGAGGCCAAGGACTACAGTGACTACCTACTAAGTGTTGCAAAGTTGTCACTAACGCCAACAGAACTTGCAATCATCAAGATGAGATATTACCAAGACATGACTCAAGATGAGGTAGGTGAAGTCCTTGAAACTAACAAGATGTGGGTGTCACGACATGAAAAAACTGCATTAGCTAAGCTAGAGGGTGCCTTACTGTAACAATTCGTGATGTTACAGGTTTCGCAGAATGACCTTATAAGTAAGTAGGAGTAACGTAAGTTATAGCTTAAGTTATTCACCTACTAGTAATAACAACAAGTAGTATAACTTAGGTTATAACTTAAGTTAGAGAGAGGATTCACATGGCAGAACATCCACATCAACCATGTCCATTTGTGTCGTGTGGCTCATCCAACGCCTTCAGCTACAGCGACGAGGGTTACGGTAAGTGTCACTCATGCGATGGAAAATACCCGTCCGGTGGAAAGAAATTCGATTGGGCTGAAGAAAGATACCCGACAAAGAGAGGTGATAATTTTATGTCGTTCACACCAAAGCTGATCGAGGATGTATCAGATGGTGAATATGTCAACATGCGTGGCATCAACACCAAGACGATGGAGGACTACGGGGTACTGACCTACGACAACCGTCAAGAGTATGTATACCCGTCCGGCGGAATTAAAGTCCGTAACCTGTCAGAGAAAGGCTTCTACGCCAAGGCAGGGTTCAAGGGGGACGAGCTGTTCGGTATGAACCTGTTCACTGCTGGTAGCTCTAAGATGGTAACCATCACTGAGGGTGAACTGGACGCCCTGTCAGTGGCTCAGATGCTAAAGAGCGGTTACACCAACCCAGTAGTGTCACTGCCCTCTGCTACGCCCTCTAAGAAGCTCTGGGAGAACTGTGCAGACTGGCTCAACAGTTTCGATAAGATCGTGCTGTCAGTTGACAATGATGATGCTGGTAACTCTCTTGCTGATCGTGTGTCTAAGCTGTTCCCTAACAAGGTCTACCGTGTTGACCATCGACCCTACAAGGACGCTAATGAGTTCCTACAGGCAGGTAAGGCAGCAGACTTCAAGAGCGCATGGTGGAACGCACGGAAGTATGTCCCTGAGAATGTGATGAACAGCACACAGGACTTCTTGTCGTTGTACAAGGATACGCCTGAGCATCAGTTTATCCCTACAGGTATTCAAGCACTAGACGACAAAATCTTGGGTTTGATGCAGGGTCACTTCACAGTTATCAAGGCACCTACAGGCATTGGTAAGACAGAGGTGATGCGGTTCTTGGAATACAACATGCTGAAGCGTGGTGTCCCTATTGCTGCATGGCACTTGGAAGAGACTAAGTTGAGGTCACTGCTTGGCCTTGTGTCTTACGAGTGTAACGACAACCTGACACGGCGTGACTTAATTGAAGAAAAGGGTGCTGAAGATCGTGTCATTGAGGCTATCGGTAAGCTGACCAAGGATGAGAACTTCTACCAGTTCTACCTGAGTGACGGTCAAGGTGCTGATGATCTTATTGACCAGATACGATACTTTGCTGTCGCTTGTGGTGTTAAGTTCGTGTTCTTTGAGCCTATCCAAGATGTACTTGTTGGGTCGTCAGAGGAAAGCAAGGAACAGATGTTGGCTGACTTGTCTGTGCGATTGTCTAAGCTGTCCGCTGAGTTGAACGTGGGTATCGTTACTATCGCCCACACTAACGATGATGGTCAGATGAAGTATTGTCGTATGATCGGGCAGCGGGCATCAGTCATCATTGACTTGAAGCGTGACAAGGAATCTACAGACTTGCAAGAGCGTAACACTACACACCTGACTATTGAGAAGAACCGACCATGCTCTGAAGAAGGTAAAGCAGGTATGATGCGGTTTAGTACTGATACGTTTACACTACAAGAGGTATAATTGATGATTGAAGTGAATATTACAAGTTTTCACATAGAAAGTGCAAAAAAACTTGCTGAAGACCTTGGTGAATTAAAGAACTCTATTACGGGAGGGGATGGCAATTTAGCGGGTTTTATCGGAGAAGTGGTTGTCTCAGATATTACTGGGTCTTCTCACTCTAATACATATGACTACGACTTAATTTTACCCAGTGGTAAAACCGTAGATGTAAAGACAAAGCGTACTAATTACGCACCCAGAGAAAACTATGATTGCAGCGTAGCGGCGTTCAACACTAAACAAAAGTGTGACTACTACGCATTTGTAAGGGTTAAGAACGACCTGTCTGTTGCTTGGGTACTTGGGTTTTATGAAAAGTCCCTCTATTTCCAAGACGCAAAGTTTCATAAGAGAGGGGATTACGACCCCGACAATAAGTTTACTTTTAAGGCAGACTGCTACAACATAAAAATATCAAACCTTATGGGGTGTCCGTAAAATGACAGTATTCGACATTGAAACTGACGGTCTATTAGATGAGTTGACCAAGATTCATGTCTTGTCTTATTCACACGATGGAAAAGAAGTGCATCACACACACGACTATGATGAGATGCGAAAGTTCTTTACTGAGACAGAAGTTCTAGTAGGGCATAATATTATCCGCTTCGACATCCCCGCAGTGGAAAAAGTACTGGGTATTAAGGTAAAGGCACGTCTGATCGACACACTAGCCCTTAGCTGGTATCTGCACCACGACAGACTAAAGCATGGTCTCGAATGGTATGGTGTTGACTACGGCATCCCTAAGCCTGTTATCAAGGACTGGAACAGCCTGACACCACAAGAGTATGCACACAGATGTGATGAGGACGTTAAGATCAACAACCGTCTGTGGCGTGATCTTGATACTAAGCTGAACAAACTTTACCAAGACCCTCTGGAGAAAGATCGTCTGGTAGACTATCTGTCGTTCAAACTAGACTGTGCCAGAGAGCAAGAAGACCTTCGGTGGAAACTGGATGTAGATAAAGCTCAGGAAGCCTACGACGAAATCATCAGGCTGAAAGAAGAGAAGGTAGAGCAACTAGCTGATGCTATGCCAAAGAAAGCACTGACCCGTGTGGCTACCCAGCCTAAGGTCATGCACAAGAAAGATGGCGAGTTGTCCTCTCACGGTGAGAAGTGGGTTGCACTATGTGCGGAGAATAAGATGCCAATCTCCGCAAAAAGCCTAACTGTCCAGACAGGAGAAGAACGGGGCAACCCAAACAGTAACGACCAAGTCAAGGACTGGCTGTACAGCTTAGGTTGGAAACCACGAACGTATAAGTTCATCAGGGATAAGAAGACAGGCGATGAAAGACAAATCGAACAAGTCCGTAATGACGGAGACCTTTGCAAGAGTGTCAAGGAACTTGTCAGTATGGACCCTGCTGTTGATCTGCTGGATGGCCTTACCGTGCTTACTCATCGTGCTGGAATACTTAAGTCGTTCCTAGACTGTCACGTTGATGGCTACCTACAAGCTACGGTGGCTGGCCTGACGAATACATTCAGGTTCAAGCACATGAAGCCTCTGGTCAACCTGCCTAGTGTAGACAAGCCTTACGGTGATGTGATCCGTGGGTGTCTTACCTGCCCTGATGGCTACGTCTTAGCTGGTGCTGACATGACTAGCTTAGAAGACACGACCAAACGACACTACATGAAGCCACTCGACCCTGAGTATGTGGAACAGATGAGCAAGGAAGGGTTTGACCCACACCTTGACTTGGCACTACACGCTGGTGTCATCTCTCAAGAAGACATCGACAAGCATAATTCAGGTGAGCGTTCACTCAAGGCACTCCGCAAGAACTACAAGGTGGTCAACTACAGCGCCACATACGGTGTAGGAGCGCCTAAGCTGGCCCGTGAGACGGGTATGAGCAAGTCTGAGGCTAAGACCCTGCTAGACGCCTTCTGGTCCCGTAACTGGGCCATTGAGAAGGTTGCCAGCACACTACAGGTTAGGGAGTTGTTCGGGGGCATGTGGCTAAAGAACCCTGTCTCTGGTTTCTGGTATAGCCTGCGTAGTGACAAGGACAGGTTCAGCACTTTGAACCAAGGCACAGGTGTCTACTGCTTTGATACTTGGGTTGCTGTCTGTCGTAAGAACGGTATCAAGTCTGTGGGCCAGTTCCACGACGAGATCATCGCTCTGGTTAAGGAAGGTGACGAGGGTAACGTAGAGAAGATCATGCACGATGCTGCTGTTATCCTCAACAAGAGGGTCAAGCTGAACGTCCCACTTGGGACTGATGTGCAGTTCGGTAAGACTTATGCGGACATCCACTAGGTCCAACTGAGTCTTTTATGCAACACTATGTGACCTTCTTCAGTAACGAGTAAATAAGTTGGCGAATCAGTGTTACAGATTCGTCAAAATGAACTTATAGTATATTACCAACACAGTGCTGTAAACCCTACAGCTTAAACAAAGGAACCCGACATGGCTAAGTTTACAATGGATATGATCCTCGAATACCCAAAGGTGTTTGAAGAGAACCGAGATATGGGTGGCGACGACAACAACGCTGCTAAGAAAGCAAAGAAGTTTAACGGTCAGTATGTAGTCAATGCATACTTCACAGATGAAGCTCAGATCGAAGAGTTGCTGCAAGCTGGTCTAGACCCTAAGCCAATGGGCAATGACCGTATCAAGCAGGGTAACAACTTCGGTATCGGTAAGTTCATCAAGCTGACACGCTTCCATGACCACAAAATGACATTCACCGACAAGAATGGTAAAGAGACAGAGGTAGACTTCGGTGGGCAACCAAAGGTCGTCAACCTGACTAACGGAGCTGAGAACAAGGCTTGGTGGTCGTTGGGGGATGATGGTGCCTTGGGTAACGGGACAGCCGCTAAGGTCCAGTTCTCTACCTACTCTGACGGTGCTGGCGTTCGACTTGAGGCTATCGGTGTTACTGACCATGTGGCTTACGAGAACTCTGGTCCAAGTGCAGACGACAAATTGTTTATGGTTGATGAAGGAGAGGCTGCGTAATGAAAATTACAGTTACCGTAGAGACCACGGAAGATTATGACGGTTGGGATGGGGTTTACTCATTCAGTCGAGACAACATGGAAGACCTGTTTCAAATCTCAGCTTTGTTCTTGTCGGTAATGCAGGGTGTAGGCTTTGATTATGTGACTGACGTAGGCTTTGAAAAGGACGATGGTCAAGTAACATTCGGGAAGTTTTAGTATGACTAAGGGAAAGGTTTTAGTAGACGGAGACATTGTAGCTTACAGAGCAGCCTTTGCTACTCAAGACCTTTTCCCTGAGGATGCTATCGGGAAGGTCGATGAACTCATGGAGTATGTATTAAATGAAACGATTGACCTCCCGTTTCCTTCTGAGCAAGACTTTCAGGTATATCTTACTGGCAGCACTAACTTTAGGTTTGATGTAGCAAAGTCACACCCATACAAAGGTAACAGGGCCACGACAGAAAAACCTGTTCATCTTGGTACGACTAGGGAACATCTGATCGACAAGTATAGTGCTGTTGTTAGCGTTAACGAGGAAGCAGACGACCTCATCTCTAAGGGTGCAGCAGAATTAGGTTATGATTGTGTTGTCGCCTCTATTGATAAGGACATGCTGCAACTACCTTGCTGGCACTTCAACTTCGGTAGGAACGAGTGGAAAAAGGTAGAGCCTTTCGAGGGGACACACTTCTTCTACACACAACTGCTCACAGGGGATCGTGCTGACAACATTGTAGGTATCCACGGTATCGGACCTAAGAAGGCTGAGAAGCTGCTGGCAGACTGTAGTAATGAGGACGAACTCTGGGAAGCTGTCGTAAAGGCATACGATGGCAACTTAGATCGGATTATTGAGAATGGGAGACTGCTTTGGCTAAGGCGACACGAGGGAGAAATCTGGGAACCACCAGTGCAGGACTAAAGCACGGTTACCGCTCTGGCCTAGAAGATCGTATCTCCGGCCAGTTAAAGAGTTTAGGTGTCCCATTCGAGTATGAGAAGCTCAAGTTAAAGTATGCAGTTAACGAAACGAGAACATACACGCCTGACTTCAAACTTTCTAATGGTATCATAATCGAAAGTAAGGGTAGGTTTGTTGCTGCTGATCGTAAGAAACACTTATTGGTTAAGCAGCAGCATCCCCACCTTGACATCAGGTTTGTGTTCAGCAATAGTAAGGCTAAGATCAGCAAGGGGTCAAAGACCAGTTATGGTGACTGGTGCGACAAAAATGGTTTCTTGTATGACGACAAGTTGATCCCTGAGGGCTGGATATATGAAACTGCTAAACAGAGTAAATGAAGCCACTGCTGCAAAGGGTAAGCCTTACACCGCAGAAGAGATCGACAAGCACGATAATGCAGCTCGTATCTGGGCTACTATTTACCAGTGTAAGGTAGAGGCTCAAGATGCCTACAAGAAAGGCTACGGAGATGCCCTCTGGGACACAAAGAGATTGTGACAATAAAGTCACACTATTGGAGTTAGACTAATATGACAGGTAAAACAGCAGTGGTCTTTAGCTGCGCACACACAGACCCGCAGGTTAGTAACGACAGGTTCGAGATACTAGGCAAGTTCCTATACGACCTTAAACCTGATTATGTCGTTGACTTAGGGGATGGGGCCGACATGAAGTCCCTGAACTCCTATGACACACGCTACCCACAGGCTATCGTCAGTCAGTCCTACGAGAAGGATATTGAGGTGTACAATGACGCTATGGAGCGTATGCGTTGGCAGTTCAAGTATCATCGACGTAAACAACCAGCTTACTTTGGCTTTGAGGGGAACCACGAGAACCGTATCAAGAAGGCGCTTGCTCACGACCCACGACTAGAAGGGTCCAAGTATGGTATCTCATTCTCTCACTTGCAGACTAAGCACTGGTTCGATGAGTACCACGAGTATCACAATTCAGCCCCAGCTATTGCTGAATATGATGGCGTATCTTATGCTCATTACTTCAGCTCTGGTAACTACGGGACAGCACTGAGTGGCATGCACCATGCTAATTCACTGCTTAACCTCAGGTTCAAGAGTTCTACTTGTGGTCACTCACATAAGCGTGACATGAAGTTTAAGGATGCTGCGGGTGCCATTGGTCTTGTGGCAGGTTGCTTCAAGGGTGCAGAAGAGGCTTGGGCTGGGCAGGCTAACTTAGACTGGTGGAAGGGTATTGTAATCAAGCGTAACATCTCTAATGGGGTTTATGACCCTGAGTTTGTATCTCTGAAGCGTTTGAGTGAACTATATGGGAAAGCGTAGTGATTACGAAAGACTTGAACGTGATTACTATCCAACACCCATCCAAGCTGTAGAACCTCTGATCCCGCACTTGCCATACGCATTTGATTATGTAGAGCCTTGTGCTGGTGACGGTAGGTTAGTGGACCACATCACGGAGCTTACTGAGGGTCATGGGGAGTGCTTGTTCAAGTCTGACATTGAGCCACAAGCTCCTGACATATTCAAGCATGATGCTCTCAGTCTGTACATGGGGGAACAGGGTGTCGTTGACTTCTGTATTACAAACCCACCTTGGGACAGAAAGTTCTTGCATCCGTTCATAGAACATTGGATAAACACTTGTCCAACTTGGTTGTTGTTCGATGCAGATTGGATGCACACTAGGCAGTCAGCTATTTACATGACCTATTGCGTTAAGGTAGTGTCTGTGGGTCGAGTTAAGTGGATTGAGGGTAGTAAGAGCGTAGGGAAAGATAATTGCTGTTGGTATCTATTCGATGGGTATATGCCACCTAGCACATCAACACAGTTTTATGGGAGGACGATGTGATTACACTTTTATGGGAGGACGATGTGATTACACTAGAAGACATGGAAGCGATGGGCTATGCCTACTACAATAAGAAAGACGACAGCCCAACAATCCCACAGATGGTAGATGACTTTGCCAAGACTATGGGTCAAACTACTGACCCTGACTTGTCTGCCAATCTGATGCGGGAAGAGTACTATGAGTGGCACCATGAGTTCTTTAAGTCTGCCTCTTCGGTAAAAGAGCTAAAGGAACTTGCTGACCTTACCTACGTTATCTTTGGGTATGCACGGTCAAGGGGCTGGGACTTGATGGAGGCTACCCTACGGGTCCATGAGAATAACATGGGTCGATGTGTACAGCCAGACGGCAGCATCCAGAGACGGGCTGATGGCAAGATTATGAAGAACTTGGATTACCCTGCTGTTGATCTGAGTGACCTTGTATGAGTTGGAACAATGTTATCCCAGCTTGGCTAATAGCTGCTGATAGTGTTATAAATCAGTACGCAGAGGGTAGGCTTGACTACGACAGAGCTAAGGCTAAGTTAGAGGCACTAGGTGTCCCTGACACTATGATTAAACGACTAGATGAAACAAAGAAGAAAGAGCAATAAATGGCTGACAACGACAACTACGGCATGACAGACTACATGAAGTTTATTCACAAGTCACGCTATGCACGATGGCTTGATGAAGAAGGACGACGAGAGACTTGGTCTGAGACCGTAGAGCGGTACATGAATAACCTCGTGGACGGTAAGGTTGATGCCTCTACTGCCACAGACATCCAAGAGGCTATTCTTGGGCTTGAGGTCATGCCATCTATGCGGGCCTTGATGACTGCTGGCACTGCCTTCAACCGTGACAACACAGCAGGTTACAACTGCTCTTACATGCCTGTAGATGATATCAAGTCCTTTGACGAGGCTATGTTCATCCTGCTCTGTGGGACTGGTGTAGGGTTCTCTGTGGAGCGTCAGTTCATCAGCAAGTTGCCTGAGGTGCCAGAGGCTTTGTTCAAGAGTGCTACGACTATCGTAGTCAAGGACAGCAAAGAGGGTTGGGCTAAGGCACTGCGTCAGGTTATTGCCCTGCTGTACTCAGGTGAGATTCCCAAGTGGGATGTATCTGCTGTACGCCCTGCTGGTGCAAAGCTGAAGACCTTTGGTGGTCGTGCATCTGGCCCAGCGCCTCTGGTTGACTTGTTCAACTTTGTCGTTCGTGTCTTTGCTGAAGCCAAGGGACGTAAGCTGTCCTCCATCGAGTGCCACGACATCATGTGTAAGATTGGTGAGGTTGTTGTCGTAGGGGGTGTTCGTCGCTCTGCTATGATCTCTCTCAGCAACTTGTCAGACGACCGTATGCGTCACGCTAAGAGTGGTTCATGGTGGGAGAACGACCCACAGCGGGCATTGGCTAACAACTCTGTGTCCTACACCGAGAAGCCTGACAGCCTGTCCTTTATGCGGGAATGGATGGCTCTGGTAGAGAGTGGCTCTGGTGAGCGTGGTATCTTTAACCGTCAGGCATCAAAGAGGCAGGCAGCTAAGAATGGTCGGCGTGACCCTAACTATGAGTTCGGTACTAACCCTTGCTCAGAGATTATCCTTCGGCCCTATCAGTTCTGTTAAGAAGATAGCAGAAGTAAAACAAGGTGAATTGCTGGGAAGCCTAAGTGCGTAAGCATATGGTAATCAGCAGCCAAGCTCATCAGGGATGATGTGGAAGGTTCAACGACTAGGACGAGAGACTAGAACAGTCAATAATGTCCATACACTCAAGCGAGTGGAAGTGCCTTGCCCCTATTAACTTTAGGGTGATGATATAGTCTGATC